GTAGATTCAGAGGGTCAGCCAATAAATCTTACTGATGCACTAAGAGAAATGAATGCTCTCGTATTTGGACAATCAGATGATGGAACAAGACACGGTGATGCTGAGTTCTTACAAAAAACATTAGATCATCAAGCTATATCTGCAATGCTTACTCTATTAAGAACACAAATCTATGAACAATCTAACTCAATAGATATAAGGGACTTGATGAGTAATGCCAATCAAAGAGTATTCACAACTAAAATAGCTATGATGAGATTTGAAGCTGATGTTCAACAAACAGAAACTTTCTTTAATGCTGCCCTTAATAAACAAAACAGATTATTAGCTCAATATGCTTCTTCTGTTGATAACATAGAGTTAAAGGAAGAGGATTTTAGAAACATCTTTACAAGGGTCTTCCCACAAGATCTACAAGCAGTAGCTTCTACTTTCACATCTTTAGTTGCTGCATCTCTTCCAGTTAAAACAGCTTTAGAGTTATCAGAGATTGTTTCTTCAGATAAAGTTAATGAAATAGCAATGCAAATAGAGGAACAAGGTAGTGCTCTTCCTGTTGAGGCTATAGAATGACATTATTAGAGAATGTAGCCAAGTTTATAAGAGCCCTATGGAAAGAGGTCAAGCTTATCACTGGAGTAGCCCTCCCATATGATAAAGCAACTATTGAATCCATCATCACTTCACAACTTGAACCTATATTCGCTGAAATGTTTAGATTAGGTAGAGAAATAAATTATAATATAGTAGATAAAAATATATCTAATCTAATAAAGAGGTATAATGTTCCTGTAAAGTATGATAGGTATTTATTGGATAGGGTAAATGGTAAGAGTATATTTAGTGGATATTTTGATGAAGCTTATTATGATTTATATAGCAAAAGTGAGATTGATAAAATAAAGAGGACTATATTAAGAGCAAAGTATAGTAATATGAATGAGAAAGAGTTGAGGACTATATTGAAAGCTGATTTTCGTATGACAGAGAAGAGAGCTCAAATCATAGCAAGGGGTGAGTTGCAGAGATTAGATATAGCTGCAGCTGAAATATATTATGAACAACCTGAAGTAAAACAAGGATATGATTTAGTATGGGAAACAGCAGGTGATGATAGAGTTAGGGAAAATCATAAGGCTTATGATGGAAAAAAAGCAGATAAAGATGGTTATTTTAATGGACCCAATGGAAAGATTAAGGGTCCTCAAGATTTGCCTAATCCATGGAACTGTAGATGCCGGTTGATTTTTGTAAAAAAACAATGATTATTAGAAAGATAATATACTGGTCATAGGGGTAAAACGCTATGAGCGGAAAGGAGATGTGAATGACAATAGAAGAGATTAAAATGTATTTGCAAGAGAACAAAGACAAAGAGGAGATTAAAACGTTTATTTCTTCCTTATCAGAAAAGGTGACGTATGATAAGGTTATGGCTGATCCTGAAATAAAGAAAGCTATTATAACAGATCAGGATAGGGCTATACAGAAAGCTGTTGAAAACTATAAAAATGAACATCTTCCTAAAAGAGTAGAAGAGGAAATAAAGAAAAGAGGTGAAAAGCAACCTTGGGAGATTGAGATTGCTAAACTTCAAGAACAGTTAGCACAAAGGGATAAAGAAGCTAAACTTGCTCTTGTTAAATCCAAAGTATTGGAGAGGATAGGCAGTAAGAATCTTCCTATTTCTATTGCTGATTATATTCTTGATGAGGATGAAGAAAAAGCTTATAGTAAGTTCGACGAGCTTGCAAAACACTTTGAGGATTATGCTCTTAAAGTAAAGCAAGAAGCTTTGAAGGGTTATTCTACAGCCCCAGCAGGTAATCAGAATAAACTGGTTCCTAATGTAGGTAACACAAATGATATATTGCCAGATTTAGGAGATAATGCTTCCAAAGATGATTATAAAAACGTCCTTATAGCAAAGGGTGGTATTAAAGCTTTATTAAACGATAAAAAATAGGAGATTATTACAATATGGCAATCACAAACTTAAATGAAAAATGGTCAAGTATTATTGAGCTTGCTGCACAAGAGCAATCAATAATCGGACAAGTTACTTCTGGACTTTATGCTCCAGATGCTACTGGAACAAAAGTAGTTCATATGAGAAGCATTGGTGCTCCATCTATTACTACATACAACCCAGCTGGTGCTGATCTTACTTATTCCGATCTTACAGACACAGTCATTGACTTAGATATGGACATCTACAAAGAGTTCCACTTCAAAGTTGAAGACATTCATGCTGCACAATATAATCTTTCATTAGATGTTCCAGCTCTTGCTCAAGCAGGTCGTGCTTTAGCTGTTGAAGCTGACAAATCTGCATTTGCTCTTTATGGTAGTGCAGGAACAACTATTGCTGGAGAGCAAGGTGCTGTTCTTTCTCTCAACTCTTCAAACATTGAAGATTATATTTTCGAAGCAAAAGAAACTCTTGATGAGTTCAATGCCGGAGCAGATAGAGTAATCGTAGTTCCATCTTGGGCAACAACCAAGCTTGTTCAAGCTAAACTCATAGTTCCTTCTGTCGATTCTAATGGCGCTTATAATGATGGTTTCATTGGTAGAATAGCAGGTTTCAATGTCTATCAATCCAACTCTCTTTCTGGTGCAAAATCAACTGGTCATTACATTATGGCTTTCACTCTTAGAGCTATTCCATTCGCTGCACAAATCCAATCAACTGAAACTATTCGTCTTCAAAGTAAGTTTGCAACAGCTTATCGTGGCTTATATGTTTATGGTGTTGATATTCGTCATGCTAATGAAGTAGTTTCCATCTTCGGAAAACCAGTAGCTAATGGTTAATCTAATAAAGGGGGCTTAATCGCCCCCTTTTATCCAATCTTTTCTTTTCTTATCTTATAGGAGTATAATATGGATAATATAAACATTGTTCGTGGCTTAGCCATTGACAGAAAACCATTTGAACTATCAGGAAGTGGAACTGCATCCTCATCTGGTGCAGTAATAGCAACGGTTGCAAATGCTGCAACCTTAATGCCCTCTTCCATTGATACACTTACAAAACTTAAAGTAAATAGCACAGATACAGATGATGATTCTCATTATGATGGTGTTAAAGAGAAGTTAGTAGAAGAATATACTATTAGTGGTGATCCTGCTACAAGTGGAACTACAACATTCACAATCACATCTTCTGCATCGGATGCTATTGTAGCACTCTTATCTATCCCAATTGAAGGAACATATATTTGCCCTATTGCAAGTGGCGATTCTGCTTCTGTTATTGCAGGTAAAATAAGAGCAATAGATATGTCTGAAAGTGATTTCACATTGAGTGGTGAAGGTGTAGAAGTTATTGTAACAAGAACTGCTACAGGTAATAACATTCAAACTTATTTAGGTGCAAACTTGGAAGCAAATGAAGGCGGTGGTGATAAGTTTTCTTTCTCTATAGATGTTGTTGATGGAACATATGAAGGTGGAGCAAAGAGAGCTATTTATGTAGATATCCCAGATGGTATTGAAGAAAATTCTGCAGGTGATATAACCGTTTATTTTAGTAGTGCAACAGGCACAACTGTTACATTAGCAGAAAATGAAACTGTCCAAACATTAGTAACAAAAATAGCTGCACAAAAACCATCTGCTGATTGGTCTGTCTCAGCTATTGATATAGGTGAAGAAACTTATATTCTTCAAATCCGTTATAATATAGCAGAAGTAGTTGATGCTCCAATCTCTATTGATTATGGAACTACTGGATTAAATGAAAGTGAAAATAGGCTTTATATTCCAGGTGTTGATGCAGAAGGTGGAGCATTAATTCCAGGTCCTATCAATGTATATTTCAATAGTGCAACTGCAACTGTTATCCAAGCAGAAGAAGGTGATGAGGTGGCAGATATTTATACTAAGATTGCAGCTGCAACACCAACTGGATATACAGCCTCCTCAACTGGAAATATTACTATTGAGAAGGATATTGATGGAGCACAAACAATCTATTTATCTATTGATTTATTAGACACTGGTATTACTAAATCTTCTTCTATTCTTACTAAAGGAACTGATTCTACTTCTGGAACTGGTGCAAGAACAGTTAAACTTTACTGTATTGGTAGTGGATCTACTCCATCTGCTTGTTATAAAACAGAGATTGTTTCCTTGAATGGTCAATCTCAAGTAGAGACAACTGGTGAGTATTATTTCTGCTACCACTCAGAGGTCCTCACCTCTGGTTCTTCTAAAAAGAACGAAGGAGTAATCTATGTTGGAATTGGTGATCTTACTTCTTATGTTCCTACTGTTGTTCATTCGGCAATAGCAGCTAACTCTTCTATTTCTGAAGATGCAGCATTCCTTGTTCCTTCTGGACAAAAAGGATTTATTGAAAAGATTTCTGTTTCCAATCCATCTACTACTGAAATACTTAAAATAGATATTGCTTACAGAGGCAATGGTAAAGTAGGATTATTGAGAAAGGATTGGAATATTGTTCCTGGTAATACTGAAATAGAGTTTGAATATCCACTTTCTATTCCAGGTGGAACATTAGTATATCCAATAGTCAAATCCACATCTGCAACTGCTCCAGTAAGTATTTCAACTTCTGGTTTGGTTGTTTATTCCTAAGGAGGAGTTATGGCAGTTTTGAAACTAAAAGAGGGAACCCGCGATGCTTTTAATAATGGATGGGATAGAACTTATTCATTAAAGCTATATAAAGCAACAACTCCAACAGCTGATTCTGTTTTGACAAATTTCACTGAAGCAACAGCAACTGCTGGTTATTCTGCTAAAACACTATTATGGGCAGACGCAACTATTACTTGGGACAGTGGATTAAGCAAATACAAAGCAGTATGGGCAGATCAAACTTGGAGCAATGTTACTGGATTAGTAGCAACAGGATGGTATATCGCTGATTCTACAAAAGCATTTGCAGCAGAAGCCAAAACACTTGGCTCAGATTACACAACTCTCACAATACAATGTAGTATTATATTAGGATAAATCCATAGGGGGAGTTCAACTCCCCCTTATATTGGAGGTTATATGATTCTCGTAGAAAAAGATATTAATCTAATCAAACATCAGGATTTGAACTATATTCTTGAAGATCATCAAGTTGTAGTTAAAGATGCTTATGATAATATAAAGTTTATATTCGGTGATTTGAATAAAAACACTGCTTATATAGCTGACATTTCACATATTGATTCTTTTATTAGTAATAAATATATTTATGAAGATGGAGAGGTTGTGTTGAATCCAGATTGGGTAGAGCCAGAGGTATAAAATATGGCTTGGCAGTTTGGCTCTGAATATATATTTAATAATACCGATACTTATTGT